AACAAGCATCGTATGATCCCTCCTCTCACGCACCGTCACAACACACGCTCTTCTTTTAATTAAGAGATGTGTTGTGACAGCGCCCGTTGTCTGTTCAACCGTTGATCCGTAGTTGCCGTCACAACACTTCTGTTGTGACAGCCCGCGCCCGACTGTTGTGACGCCCGCGCCGCCCGCGGGTTGGTCATCAGTAGTGTCACAACACCGCATCTTCTTTTATCTATATGCAGTGTTGTGACAGTCCGCCCGACCTTCACCTAACCCAAACGTAGTACTCCCCGCCGCCGGTGTCTTTCAGCAGTGTCACAACACCGCATCTTCTTTTATTTCTATGCAGTGTTGTGACACCCGCTTATTACGTACCCGCTGCGATCTCGACAAACGGGCTAACAGTGTTGTTCCCCGCGCCGTCCGCGAGGATCAGCGGCGCGTTGACCAGCGGCGCGCCGTCAACCCGAACGCCGAACAACCAGACCGACTGCCGCTTGAGGAACCTCACGTGCTCGCTGAATGCGACGCTGAACGAAGCACGCTCCACCATTGCGTAGTACGACAGATCGGCGAGGATCAGCGATCCCGCGCTCGTCACCGTCGGCAGATGCTCGCTGTACGCGATTGGGATACCCGCCAGCGTGTCGCCGTACACCAGCGACTGCCCGTTGACCGTATACAGCAGCGTTTCCGCTAGCCGCGTCGCCATCAGCCGCGAGCGCCAGAACGGATGGGCGATCCACACCGCAGTGGCGCTGCCGGGCAGCAGGCGCTGGATCATCGCCAGAACGGTGCTGGTATCGTTTTCCGCCTGCGTGCTGCTACTCGTCGCCCGCGCCACGCTGATCGACGCCGGATGTCCGACGATCCCACGCGGTTGACCGACGCCGGTTCCCCGCAGCATCACGCGCGCCTTCAACACCGCGTAGGCGCGACCGAACAGCGACACCAGCGTATCCTCAAGCGCTTGCGGCGCGTCGGTGATGAGTTCGGTCGCCGCCGCAACGTAGGCGTCCGCCGCGTGCGGGCGGAAGATGCGCTGCTCGAACTTCGGTTCGCTTTCACTAACGTCTGTGCTCTGCTCGCGCCAGATGAGCCGCACGCCGCCGACCAGCGCGCTTGATTCAACGTTCGGTGCTTGGTCTTGCTCCAGAACCGGAAGCGCCAACTCCGCCGCGTTCGTGCGCAGCATCAGCGGACCGCGCCCGGCGGCAACGAGTTGGTCGAACAGCATCGGCGCGCCGACCGCGCGGATACGCTCCTCAAACTGGGTGGGCACCAGAAAGCCGCCGCCCGCGCCGGTGGTTTCGTCGAGCGCCTTCGCGCTCTTGTAGACCGCGCGCAGCCTCTGAACGTCGTTGGTTGCAACGCACTTCAAGAAGTCGCCGAACGATACGCCTTCGCCTTCCGCAGCGGGCGCGCTCGTCGCAACCCCAACATCCCGCGCCTTGACCGCCGCCGCGACTTCCTCACGCAGCCGCGCGGCGATTTCGGCGGCGAGTTCCGACTGATTCATCACGATTTCCGTCATCTTCTCCTTCTCCTCCTTCATTTGATGACAAGCCGATAATTCCGAAGCATTGTGCGCGGCTCTGCGGGCGTCGGCGTGATGCTCGCGTCCAGCCCCAGCAGCCAGCGTTTGATGTGGAGCGCCTTCCCCGCCGGTTGGCGCACCACCAGATGCGCTGCCGTCCCGCTCGACCAGCCCAGTTCCGGCGCGATCTGGGCGAGATAGCGGTATTTCGCGTCGAGTAAGCCGCGAATGATAACCCCCTCGTCGGTCAGTTCCAGCGCGCCGTAGCCGATTGGCTCTTCGACGAGGATAACCCCCGACGCGGTTTTCACCGGTTGCGCGTGGTTCAACCAGATTGGCGTTTCGCGCAAACGCCCGAAATCCGTTTCCGCAGTGAAGAACTCATTTTCGAGGTCGGTTGCGTCGGGACTGCCGAACACCACCAGCAGTCCCTCAACGTCGCCGGTGTACGCCGCCTTCAGCGCCGCGCCGGGCGCGGTCTGCCATTCCATTTCTCACCTCCCCTTGAGCACAGCGACGGCTTCCTTTTTCGCCGCTTCCGCCGCGTCGCGCACCGACGCCCAGCGCCCGCGGTGCACGCGGGCTTGTGGCATTCCGTACACGTACCGCGCATAGGACGCGGTGTTCTCGACGATCCGCGATGTTTTCGACAGTTTCTTGATCCTCAACTTCTGCCGCAAGTTCCCCGTCCGCCGGTAGCGCGATCCGGCGGGCGGGGGCGGGTAGACCTGCATCACGCTGTGCGCCGCCGCCGCGCCCGCGTCAAGCGCGGCTTCGATCCGCGCCGCACGCGGCAGCAGTTTGCGCAGTGCGTTGTCCAGATCGACAGCAACGCTAACCCGCATCGATCCGCTCCAGTCGCACCCCGCACCGACAGCGCGGGTGTGCGGGCGGTCCGCCCCGCCCGCCCCACTCGTCCTCGCGCTTATTATGGAGCGCGCCGCAGATCGGGCACACGCGCTCATCGTTGGCGGTCTCCCAGATCATCACGTACTCCAGATTGTGCTCAGCGCGCAATCCGTCGCGGTACGCCCGCACGCCCGCGGCTGCGGCTTCAGTCGCAGCAGTGATGGCGACGGTTTCGGCGCGCTTCGCTCCAACGACCGGCTCTATCATCCGAACGAGTTCGTCGCGGTCTGCGCCCGGCATTCGCTGCCACGCGGCGACGGCGCGGGCGATGTAGTCGCGGGTGTACGGATAGAGCAACTCTTCCACTTGACGCCGCGTCGCTTCTTCCGCCCAGTCTGCAAGCAGCGCATCGACGTTTACCGCCACGCCGATTTCTGCGCGCATCTCGTCGGCGAACAGACGTGCAATTGTCTCGATGTTGCGGCGCATCGCGGGGTACAGCGTCTCGCTGAACATCTGCGCCGTTATTTCGTCTGCGCCGTCCAGCACCACCCCGCGCAGTTGCTGAAAAGCGCGCTTGAGGTCGCGGTAGAGTTGCACCTCGTGCGGCAGCAGTTCCGCTTCGTCGTCTTTCTTCAGCGTCTTCGCTTCAACGTCCGCCGGTTCCTCACTCACCGCGCCGTTGACGCCCGCCAGACGCAGCGCCGTCCTCGTGTCGAGACCGGCAGCCACCGCCTCGCGTGCAATCGCCAGCCGGTTACGCAGACGTAGTAGTTCTTGATCCGCCGCGTCTTCAACGAACTGCGGAAGGTCAAGCCGCGCCCGCGCTTCGTTCAACGTCAAAACCGGCTGCCCGGTCAGACGCTGGATTGCTTCCGCCTTCTCCAACTCCTCATTCTGTACGGCGTCGATCCGCGCCTCGTTGCAACGCAGCGTCTGGTTGTACGCGGCGAAGTGTGGTTGCAGCATCGCCGTAATCTCGCGCGCGCGGGCGAGGATCGTCAGAAGAATAAACGTCTGGTAATCGCGCCGTGCGGTCGCGTAGTTGCTCGCGCTGCTGAAGACAACCGACATCGGAACTTGGAACGCCGTCAGCATCAATTCCGCCGCGCGCTGGAGCAGTTCGGGCTTTACTGCATCTGACAACGTATCACCCAGCGTCACCGTTTTGATCTCGCTCGACAGCGCCAAATGTCGGAACGCATTGCGGATGCCGCTCACCAGTTGCCGCAGCCACTGCTCAAACCGCGAACGTTCGGCGTCCGTCGGGCGCTGGGCGAACATCCAGACGGTGGGGCGCACCGCCCCGCGCTCGAAGTACGCGGTCTGGTAGCGCTCGGCAGCCAGCAGCGCGCGGGCTTGCGTCAGCGCCGTCGTCACCAGCCCGACGCCGGGTTCAACTTCGCTGCGCACAGACGGTTCCCAGATGTGCAGCAGTTCGGTTTCCGGCTCAAGCCGCACTTCTGTGTTGTTCGCGCGGCGCGTGAACCCGATCAACCCGCGCTTTGCGTCGGTGATCGGAGTGATGGTGCGCGGGTGCAACCGACGCAACCCAAGCGGCGCAGCGGGGTCGCGCAACAGATATGCCGCGCCGTACAGACACAGATCGATCTCAATTCCGCGAATGAGCGCAGTCAGTCGTTCCGCGTCGAACGCCACCAGCGTACCGCGCCGGGTGGTGATCTCCCACGGCAGCGACGCGAGGGCGTTCGCCCGCAACGTCACCGCCGTGCGCACCACCGCGACGCGCTCATACGCCGTCTCGACATCAACCGCGTCGCCGTCGCCGAAGACGCCCGTCCACGCGGTTGGCAGAAAATCCTCAAGATTGAGCGCTTTGATGTCGTAGCGCTCATTTGGCGATAACACCAGTTGCGCAGTCGTTCTAGACATCAAACAGCACCTCTGCGCTCTGCGACGCGCCCCACGCCGCCAGCGCCAGCGCAATTACGCCGTCGTCGTGACACCCTTCTGGCGCACTGTAGCGCGCGCGACCGGACGCGGAAATATCGACGCTGTACATCTCCAGTTCGTTGAGCAGCCAGTCCAGCGCGGGCAGAACAATCGTTCGCTGCTCCAGCGCCAGCGCGAGGATGTCGATCAGCAGCGGTTTGCTGGCGGCGGTCGTTGTAAACGCCTGCACCGGCAGCCCGGCGCGCTGCAATTCTTCGATGTTCGGCGCGCCGATGCTGTTCGCTTCCGCAATCACCGCGCCGCGCCCGTTCCGCTGCCAGAACGCCAGCAGCGCGCGTCGTTGCGTTGCGAAATCCACATCAACGAGACGCTCAACGTCAACGACGCAGCGCGTCTGCGGATCGAGCGCCGCAAATACCGTCGCGTCCTCGTAGCGCCCCCAGTCCACCCCGATCACCGCCGCCTCGTTGCTGCGCGTGATCGCCCCGACGCAACCGCGCACGTTCCGGAACACCGCGCCGCCGTCG